GCAGCCCTGACCGAGGCCATCGTGCAGGCCGGCGAGCGCTACAAGCTGCGGGTTCCGCTTGCCGCGCACGTCAGTGTGGGGTACAATTGGAGCATCAAGACATGAGTGCCTCACTGCCCATCCCGTTCGCGATCGGCGAGATCGTGTGGCGCTGCGGTAATGGTCACGTCGAGGAGTATCTCGTCTGTCCCGAGTGCGCCGGAACCAAGGCACTTACATTGGTTCAGGGCAACGGCGAACAAGTGTTCATCGCCTGCGCGTGCTGCTCGCTCGGGTCTGACCCGCCCTCAGGTCGCGTGAAGCGTACACGATTCGAACACCGACCTGAGCGCTTCCTGTGTGCGCGCGTCGATGTCAACGGCGATGTGATCCGCTACAGAGACGACGCACTGTCGTGCTCGTATTGCGAGGCGACACGACTCTTCCGTTCGCACGAGGAATGCCAACGCGCGTGCGACGCCGAGAACGCCCAGCGCGCTGAGGAGGAGAAGGCCCGCGCGATCGCGAATCTTGCAAGCAAACGCCGCGACATGGCGTGGTCGGTCCACTACTGGGGCCGCAAGGTGCGCGATTTGGCGAAGGACCTAGAGACGGCGCGAGCTCGGCTGGCCGTATGCAAGGACCGCGCATGAAGTTCACGACCATCCTCGTCGACGCCGACATCTACCTGCACCGCGCCTGCGCCGTCAACGGCGCGAAGGTCACCTTCGGCGATGAGACGACCTGGACCATGAACGTCCGCGCCGCCGGCGGGTGGCTGCGGCACGAGTTCACGAAGATCCGCCAGCGCCTGGACTGCACGAACATGCAGTTGGCCCTGGGCGACCGGGCCGCGAACTTCCGCAAGGACCTGGCCCCATCGTACAAGTGCCACCGCGCGGCCTACTTGCGCCCGCCCGGCTTCGCCGAGCTCGAAGCGAACATGGTCGCCCACGCCAAGGTCCACCGCGCCCCCCGCCTGGAGGGCGACGACATCCTGGGCCTGCTCGCCACCAAGGAACCTACCGAGGGGAAGGTCATCGTCACTATCGACAAAGACCTCCAGCAAATTCCAGGTTGGCACTACAACCCGGATACGGACGAGCTCATCGAGGTCACGCCCGAGCAGGGCGTCCTATTCCACCTGACTCAGACCTTGACCGGAGACCGGACGGACGGCTATCCTGGTCTGCCCGGGTGCGGGCCTGTGAAGGCGGCGAAGATCCTCCTCGGCCAGGACGGCGACGAAGAGGACGTCTGGGAGCGCATCGTGGACGCCTTCGAGTTGAAGAACTTGACCCGCGATGATGCCCTCCTCCAAGCCCGCCTGGCATTCGTGTTGCGCCAGGGCTACTACAACCGCAAGACCCAGGAGATCAAGCTGTGGACACCCCCGACGTGAGCTCGGCCAACTTCAACCAGCCGCGGGTATCGACCGACGCGAAGGCCCGCAAGTCTCTGCCGCTCTGCACCGGCTGCCTGGACTACTTCCCGGACGCCCTGCTCGCCGTGGCCGAGCTCAGCCGGATCGGGAACGACCAGCACAATCCGGGGCAGCCGCTGCACTGGGCGAAGGACAAGTCGACCGACGAGCCAGACGCCCTCCTTCGCCACCTGATCGACCGAGGCAAGCGGGACACGGACGGGGTCCGGCACAGTGCGAAGGTGGCCTGGCGGGCGCTGGCTTTGCTCCAGCGGGAGATCGAGGCGGAACGCTCATGAGGATCTACCTGGCAGGACCGATGCGCGGCTATCCCGACAACAACGCCTCGGCCTTCGTCGAGGCCACGGTCCGGCTGCGCGGCCTCGGCCACGAGGTCTGGAGCCCGATCGAGGCCGACGCGCAGGCCGACGATCTCGGCATCCTGGCCTGTATGCAGCGGGACTTGCCCGCCCTCCTGCAGCAGCAGGCCGTCGTGCTGCTGGACGACTGGAACCGTAGCCACGGTGCCTGTCTAGAGCGCCACGTCGCCGACGTGGTCGGGCTCCAGGTCTTCTATTACGAGCCCAAGATCCCCGGATCCTTGATCCGGGCATCGAGCCACGACTGGCGTTGGAAGGCCGGGGCAGCCTTCGTTCCGTAACTGGTGACAGCCACCGCCGAAATCCTGCCCCTCCCCCTAGAACCCCCACCCCCCCGCCGCCTACCGCCATGGATCTCACCGAAGATGAGTTCCCGGTATGGTGGGGGGCGGTCCTGGACTCCGAAGGCTACGTCGGATGGGATGGGACCGCCCGGATCCAGGTCACCTCCACCCATCGCCCAACCTTGGAACTCCTCCAGCGCCGGCTCGGCGGGACGATCCGGCGCCTCCAGGTGGTCCCGGGGCAGAAGAAGACCAGATTCCAGCTCGGCCTAACCGGCCCCGCCGCCCGCTCCGCCCTAGCCGTAGCCTTACCGTATATATACGAGAAGCGTCCCCAGGTGGAGCTCATACTCGCCCTAACGCCAGTGGGCGGCCGGCGCCGCCTGACCGACCACGACCGCGAACTCCGTGCCCGCACCCAGCGCGAGCTCAAGCAGCTTCGCCACGCCACATAATGAGCGACCGCATCGACCTCACCAGGGGCCCTCCGTCCATCTCGCTCGCCTTGGTCGAGTATCTGGAGGCCGTCTACCCGGACCGGTTCCCTACGGTCACCGGGGCCGGGGCCGAGGCCATAGCCCTGGACCTCATGCGCCAGAGGGGAGCCCGAGAAGTCGTGGCCTTCCTGCGCCACCACCTCGACGCCCAGTCCCGGCCCACGTCTCCGCGTCCCACGTCATAGCCAATGTGCATCGGATCCACCACCGGCGGCCAGTCCGGGTTCACCAAGACCCAGGGCGGGCCCAACCCGTACGCCCTGACCCCGCCGGCGCCGCCTCCCCAGACGGCGACGGACATCCTGGAGCCGGAGGCCCGTCGCCGTCTGGCCGGTAAGCCGACCCAGCTGGAGCAGCAGCGCCGGCCGCTGGTGGACCGCATTGGCCTATAGCGAGCCCGGCGCGGTCTCCGGCGGGCCGGTCGGGACGGCCGCCTCGCGCTACAACCGCTGGCACCAGGTCCGGGAGCAGTTCCTCCGCCGGGCCCGGAACGCCTCCCTGCTGACCATCCCGAGCCTGGTCCCGCCCCTGGGACACGGACCGAGCTCGGAGCTCCCCACCCCCTACCAGGGAGTCGGGGCCGCCGGGGTCACCAACCTGGCGAGCAAGCTGCTGATGTCCCTGTTCTCGGTCCCCCAGCCGTGGTTCCGCCTGGTCCCCAGCGACCCCGAGGCGATCCGCAGCTCGGGCCCCAAGGTGTCCACGGAGGTCGAGGAGGGACTGGCCGCCATGGAGCGGGCCATCGCCTCCGAGTTCGAGGTCCTGGCCCTCCGCGTCAAGCTGTTCGAGGCGCTGAAGCACCTCCTGGTCGCGGGCAACGTCACCTTCCACGTCCAGCCCGACGGGGCCGCCCGCGTGGTCCCGCTGGACCAGTACGTGGCCCGCCGGGATCCCCTCGGCAAGCTGCTGTGCCTGGTGATCCGGGAGCCCCTGGACCCCGAGTACGTGCCGGCCAGCGTGCCCCAACCGCCCGTGCCGGCCATGGACCTGGGCGACGTCGGGACGCCGTTCCACCGCTCCGACGCCCGGCCCTCCGTCTCCATATACACCTGCGTGGAGTGGGACGAGGAGAGCAGCCGCTACCACGTCCGGCAGGAGATGCATGACGGCGCCCTGGTCCCGGGCTCCGTCGGCAGCTACCGCGAGGAGCTACTCCCCTGGCGCGTCCTGCGCTACGCCGCCATCGACGGCGAGGACTACGGCCGCGGGATGGTCGAGGAGGTCATCGGCGACCTGGTCTCCCTGGAGGGCCTCACGCGCGCCATCGTGGAGGCCGCCGCGATCCTGAGCCGCCTGGTCGGCCTGGTCGACCCCGCCGGGGCCGCGACCGCCGACGACCTGAACAACGCCCCGAACGGGGCCTACGTGGTCGGCCGCCCGACCGACGTGACCTACCCCCCGATCAACAAGGGCGGGGACCTGCAGGTCGTGCTCGCCGCCTCCAACCGCATCGAGGATCGTCTCCAGCGGGCCTTCCTCCTGCACGCGACCGTCCAGCGTCAGGCCGAGCGAGTCACTGCCGAGGAGATCCGCTACGTGGCCCAGGAGCTGGAGGGCACCCTCGGGGGCGTCTTCAGCGTGCTCTCCCAGGAGCTCCAGCTGCCGCTGGTCCGCATGTTCATGGAGCGCATGGTGCGCCAGGGCAAGATCAAGCGCCTGCCCTCCCGCGCCGTCCGCCCCGCCATCGTCACGGGCATCGAGGCCCTCGGCCGAGGCCAGGAGCTCACCCGCCTGACCGTGGCGGCGCAGACTGCCCAGGCCGTCGTGGGTCCTGAGCAGTTCGTCCAGAATATCAACGTCCGTACCTTCCTCGGAGCGATCTTCGCCGCCGCCGGAGTTGACACGAACGGTCTCCTCCGCACCGAGGAGGAGATCCAGCAGGCCGCGCAGCAGGCCCAGGCCATGGCCCTCGCCCAGCGCGTCGGGCCGCAGGTCGTCAACGCCATCGGGCCGGGGGTCGCCCAGCGCCTCGGCCTCAACCCTGAAGCACCCGCACCAGCATGAGCGTATCGAAAGCAGTGGCGAACGACAGTCCCGCCCCGGCGCCCGCGCCCGCCACGCCCGACATCGGCGTGGTCGAGTCGCCCCAGCCGGGCGATAAGGTCACCCGCATCGAGGCCACCCCCGCCCCCGCGGGCGCCGGAGGCGACCCGCGCCCCGCCTGGCTGCCCGAGAAGTTCAAGAGCCCCGAGGACCTCAGTCGCGCGTACGGCGAACTGGAACGCCGCCTCGGCGTCATCAGCCAGGCCCCCGCGGCCCCGGCGATGCCGGTCGCACCCGCGAGCTCGGTCGCGCCCGTGAGCCCGGCAGACCCCGCGGCACCCACGACGGCGCCCAGCGCCGGCGACATCATCGCCCGCATGACCCAGGAATTCGCCTCCACCGGGGCCGTCAGCGACAAGACGCGCCAGGAGTTCACGCAGCGCACGGGCCTCCCGGACGGCTACATCGACCAGCAACTGGCCTTCCTCCACCACCAGGACCAGCAGGCCCGCTCCATCGCGACCCAGCGCCTGGGTGGCGAGGCTGCGGTCCGCGAACTCACCGACTGGGCACGCGGGCACCTGCAGCCCGCCGAGCGCGAGGCGTTCAACAGCCTCGTGTACTCCGGGGACGAGGTCAAGGCCCGCCTGGCCATCGACGGCCTGGCCGCCAAGTACGAGGCAGAGGTCGGTCGGGCCCCCCGCATCATCGCCGGCCGCCGCCCGCAGAACGACCACGGCGGCGTCATCCCCTTCCAGTCCGAGCACGAGCTCCACGCCGCCATGCGCGACAAGCGCTACCGCGAGGAGCCGGCCTACCGGGCCCAGGTCGAGGACCGGCTCCGCGTGGCCCAGAAGATGGGGCTGATCCGGTAGTGGCCGTGGCGCATGACGATTTCAGCGATCCTGTCCTGGACAGCATGATCGACCACAGATTCGGGCCCAGCTCCGTGAAGCTGACCGACGACCAGGTGGCGAGGATTGTCTCCCTCCGGGACGGGATGCGCCTCCTCGCGCGCCACATCGCCTCCCTCTGCCCGCCCTCCTGGGAGCGCGACAAGGCCCTGGAGGCCCTCGACGAGTCCCACTCCTGGACCGCCAAATCCATCGCTCGCAACTGACCATGCGCCGATTCGCCTATCTCGTCCTTTTCTACGCCGTGGCCCTCTCCCTGGCGATGCTGTTTCTCCCCGGCTGCGCGAGCGCGCCGCCCGGCGTCTACTCCGTCGAGCAGGTCACGCAAGGCCTGGAGAATAGCGTCGAGGCCGGTATCATCTCCGAGGCGCAGTCCCAGGCCGTGGGTGGCCAGATCGCCGCGGCCCACCCCGGCATCCAATGGGGCGCTATCCTCGGCACCGTCGGCACGATGGCCAGCACTCTGGCCCTCGGCTACCTTGGCATCCGCAAGGTCGACAACAAGCACATCCTTGGGAGCGAGGAGGCCGCCGCTGTGGCGGAGCTCGTCCGCACCCGCCTCCATCCCCCGTCTCAACCCGTCCAACCCTCCTAGTATCCCATGGGCAAGCAACGTCAGCGTTTCGTCAACGACTCCGCGTATCAAACTCAGCTCAGGCACGCCTTTAGCGCCGCCGTCGCCCCTACGGTCGCTGCGGCCGGTGGTACGTTCCCTGTTGTGGGTACGAAGATCCCGTTGTCGGCCGCTCAGTCGGCGAAGGCGATGCAGCCCTTCGGGCTCGGCCTGACCGGCGGCGATGTCAGCCTGGACGACACGAACGACCGGATCCTCCTGGAGCCGGGCGTATACCGCGTCGAGGTCAGCCTTCTCCTGGTCGAGGCGGGCACCGACTCCGACTATCACGTTGCCCTCACCACGGCCGCCGCCGCGGCGGTTGACGTCGAGTACGAGAACGTCCACGGCGCTGTCCTCCTGTCCGCCTCCAGTTCGCACTTCCACACGGTCCAGTACCTGACCGTGACGACCGCCCGCGCCCTGGAGCTGCACGTCGCCTGGCAGACCGCCGGCGCCACCGGGACCATCCGCCCGGGCAGCTATCTGGAAGTAGTGCGGATTGGGAACGTGGAGTGACCCAGTGTGCGGCGGCAACGCCGAATAGCCCGCATGGCGCCTGCAGCCCCGGCGCCGGACGACCGCGAAACACGGTCGCTTGAAGTAGGGGACTGGCGCTCGCGAGTCGTACAAGTGGCAGTACGGGGCCCATGCACCCCGGATGCGGGTTCGACTCCCGCCTCGCGGCGTCGATTGGCCGAGTAGCTCGAACCCGCAACCCGCGGGGCGCCCTCGCGGGCGACGCAGAGCCTCCCGATACAAAGGGATGAGGTTGGCGGTGCAAGCCCGCCCTCGGCCCCCATCCATTCGGTGTTCGCGCATAGCGAATGCCGACGTATACCCCGCCGGGGGGCTCCCCGGTACGACAGCCAGATCCGACACGAGGGTCCCCGGCCCCCCACGGGGGATAACCGCGCGACCGACCCGAGCCGAGGAGTGCGCATGTCGGCCCCCAACCGACACTGACCCCACGCCGAGCTCCCGTCATACGGGCCGCCTGATAAGCGAGCCGCGAGACGGCCGGCAACCCAAGGAGGCCTCCCATGGTGGATGATGCCATCCTCTCTCGACCGGGCGCGATCAACAACGACTTCACGCCCGAGTCGGACGCAAGTGCTCTCTTCCTCAAGCTCTTCATCAACGAAGTCCTCGTCGCCTTCGACGAATACAACGTAATGAAGCCCTACATGATGCGCCGTGAGGCGCCTCGTGGGGCGAAGAGCGCGCAGTTCCTCGTCACCGGCCGCGCCAAGGCCACGGGTCTGCTGCCCGGCGGTACCGGCGTGATTACGAACATTTGGCAGGATTCGGTCTACAACCAGCAGATCAAATCCAACGAAAAGGAAGTGTTCCTCGATGGCCCGATCATCTCGGCCACGGCGATCACCGAGTTCGACGAACTCCGCGCGCAGTACGACGTCCGGGCCGGCCATGCGGCCGAACTCGGCAAGGGCGTCGCCGAGGAGTTCGACATCCGGAGCCTGCTGATGGTCGCCAACGGCGCCCGCTCGGCGGAACTCATCTCCAGCGGTGACGGCGTGAACAACAGTCGCGCCGGTATCCGCTTCCTCGACGCGGACTGGAACAGCAACGGCGCGAGCGCCGCGGCGTCCCTGTTTGCCCTCAAGCGTCTGTTCGATTCTAGATTCGTCCCCGCCCTTGGCCGGCATGTCGCCATCACTCCCGAGTGCATGTCGAACCTGGCCCAGCAGACGGACCTCATCAACCGCGACTGGGTTCAGGGCGTCAACGGCGACTTCGCCGATGGCTCCGTGTTCAAGGTCGCCGGGTTCCAGCTTCACGTCTCGGCTCGGCTGCGTTCGGCGGACAACACCGCCGGCCTGTCGGGCGAGCAGTCGGGCGCGTCCAACCGCACCGGCGCGCTCAACGTCTACGGCGGCTCGTCCGCGCCCGCAGCCGCCAACGGCGGCGCCGCGGTCGTGGCGGGTGCCTACGACAAGACCGTCGCCCTCGCCTGGCATGAGGCCGGGATCGGCTACGTCGAGCGCCTGGGCCTGACCCTGGAGAGCGACTACGACATCGGCTACCAGTCGACGCTCATGGTTGCCAAGAAGCTGTGCGGCATCTCGTGGCTCCGCCCCGAGGCCTGCATCGAGGTCACTGACGCCTAGTCCCCCCGGATCCCCTCTCTCGCCGTTGCAGCGGCGGGGGAGGGGCTCCCTCCTTCTGCGCGCTACACTATCTCCAACATGGCCTCTGTCCTGACTGAACTGGAGAGCGTGAATTACGTGCTATCCATGCTTTCGCGGATGCCCGTGAACTCACTGCTCGCCGCCGATCTCACGCCGGAAGCCACTCTTGCCTTGGCGGAACTTCGGTACGTCTCCCGACTCGTACAGAATCTTGGGTTCTACTTCAATACGGAACGCAGCGTCAAGCTACTCAAGAACGCCTCCAACCGGGTGCCCGTGACCGACGATGTATCCCGCGCCGACAACGCCACTCGCGGCGGATTCCGCAGCAGTTGGGGCGCGGACATCATCATCCGCCGCCACCCCGTAGACGGCCGCTGCCTCTACGACAAGAACGCCGACTCGCGCAACGCCGACCCCTTCGACTTCTCGAACCACAGCGAGATCCGGGTCGATCTAGTTCGCCTGCTCGACTTCGACGCCACGCCCGACAGCTTCCGCCACTACGTCACGGTCCGGGCCGGGCGCAACGTCCAAGCCCGCCTGATCGGGGACCCGTCGCTCTACCGCTTCAGCACCGATGACGAGGCCCGCGCCCTCCAGGTCCTGCAGCGGGAGGAGCTCGACACGAGTGACGCCAACGCCCTGAACGCCCCCGGCGTGCGCCAGTTCACCCGGCGCCGCAGTCCCCTCGACCGGATGGGCGGATTCTAGCCGATGCCCCTGATCGAGGTCGCGATCCCCCACCTGCTAGGCGGCGTGAGCCAGCAGCCGCCCGCCGGCCGCCAGCCGGGGCAGGTCGAGGCCGTCGACAACGCGCTCCTCCACCCGGTCAACGGCCTAACCAAGCGACCCGGCACCCGCCACCTGGCCCGCCTCCTCCCCGGCCTGGAGAGCGTACGCCTGGCCCACTGGATCAACCGGGACCCCGTCGAGCGCTACCTGGTCCTGGCCGGCGAGCGCCGAGTGCGCGTGTTCAGCGCCGAGGACGGGACCGAGTTCCAGGTCAAGGTCAACGGCACGTCCACGAACGCCGGCCGTGGACGGATCGGTACCGGCACCCCGATCAATTACCTCGACCCCCGCACCTCGGGGGGCGTGGTCGACCAGGACGAGGACTTCGTCATCGGGGCCGGGGACTGGCTCTCGGTCGCCGGCAACAGCGTCACGTCCTACGTGGCCGGGCGCGGCCCGTTCAACTTCGGCCGGCGCGAGAGCCTGGTCACGGTCAACGCCGACACGGTCGCCGAGGTCGGCAACGGCGCCGCCGCGACCGTCAGCGACATCTACCAGGACTTCGGCACCTTCGCGAAGCTGACCGCCCTGTCGGTCTACGCCAAGAAGAGCTCCAGCGCCATCAGCGACTTCGAGCTGACCCTGGTGACGACGGCGCCGGAAACCTACGGGGCCCGGTTCGCCGTGGGCGCGGACGGAGTCATCACCCTCGCCGCCTTCCGCGTGCCCGATGGTTTCGGCGGGACAGTCGACTCGACCGTACCCGGGAACGTCTATGCCGCGACCGTCGAGAGTGTCGGCCACGGCTGGTACCGCTGCACGATCTACTTCTCGGACACCTTCTCCGGGACTGTCTTGCCCATCGTCGGCACGACCCGGCGGTTGAAGATCCGGTTCCACACGACCGGCGCGAACCCCGAGAACAAGCGCCTCCTCCTGTTCGGCTGTCGCTGCCACGACATCCGTGGCGCGATCATCCCGAGCCTCGGGCCCATCACGCTCACCGACACGGTCCCGGCCTACGTCCACGACCGGCCCGACCTGTTCCGGGCCCTCACCATCGCCGACAGCACCTACCTGCTCAACACGGAGCAGACGGTGGGGGCGACGAGCGGGACGAGCCCGGCCGGCCCCGGTGGTGGCATCACGGGCGGCGTGTTCGTCAAGGAGGCCACGCCGAACACGATCTACAAGCTGACGCTCCGGGCGACCGACGGAACGTCGACGCCGTATTCGTTCACGACGGCGGCGGGCGGGACTGATGACACCGTCGACACCGTCACCGGGCTGGTCGCGGCCATCAACGCCGGGGGCGGCCTGTACACGGCCGGCTCCAACATCGGGTCGACTTTCCTCATCACGAACGGCACGAAGACTCTCGGGTCCATCGCCGCCACGGACGGGCAGGGCGACGAGCAGATGATCGCCTTCCGGACGAACGGGGGTCGGGTGACCCGGTTCACCGATCTGCCGCTCCAGTTCGGGAACAACTCCACCCTCGTCAAGATCGTGGGCCAGGACAACTCGCCCACCAACGACTTCTACGCCAAGTTCGTCCTCACCAACCCCTTCGCCTTCGAGGATGGGTTCTGGGAGGAGACGCTCGCCCCGGGCATCCCGTTTCTCCTGTCCGCCGCGACGCTGCCCCAGGTGCTGACCCGCCGGCAGGACAACGCCGCCGGGACGATCACCGGCATCCCCAACGCGATCTACTTCGACGTGTCCGCCGTCGACTGGGACGACCGCCTGGTGGGAGACACGACGACCAACCCGGACCCCGGCTTCGTCGGCGCCAAGATCAACGACCTGTTCCTGTTCCGAGGGCGCCTGGGCTTCCTGTCTGGCGACAAGCTGATCCTCAGCGAGGCCGGCGAGATCCTGAACTTCTGGCGGACCACCGTCCGGGACCTCCCCGACACGGACCCCATCGAGCTCACCTCTCTCACCCAGGCGGACAAGCTCCTGACCGCCGTGGCCACTGCCGACGACTTGATCGTCAGCAGCGACCGGCGTCAGTTCCAGCTCATCGCCGAGCCCGCCCTCACGCCGTCCACCGCTCAGTTGACCCCGCTGCGGGCCTTCGACTTCCTCGCCTCCGTTCGCCCTGCCGACACCAGCCGCGGCGTGGTCTTCGCCCGGACTGACTCCGGCAACACGGGCCTGGTGGAGACCAGTCGGAAAGGCGATGACATCACTCCTAAGTTCGAGGAGCTCACCCTGCAAGCGCCCCGCTACATCGCCGGGGCGGCCCGGGAGCTGGTACACTCCAGCCTGACCGGGCTCACCGCGATCCGCGCCGACGACCCGACCATCATCTATTTGCACCAGACCCTCCTGGACGAGCGAGAGGAGCGGCTGCAGAGCGCCCTCCACCGCTGGACGCTGCACGCCGACGCCCTGGTCCGCGGCCTCGCCTTCTTCGACGAGGTCCTGCGCCTGGTCGTGGAGCGGGCCGAGGGCTGGTTCCTGGAGGAGCAGCCCACCGGCACCGAGCTATTCGAGGCGAGCGGCCTGCCGATCACCAGCCTGGATCGGCGCCTGGACCAAGATCAGTTGACCCGGGCCTACGCCGGCGGCCCGGATGAGACCACGCTCACCCTGCCCTACACCATCCCGGCCGGTGTCACGATGCAGGTCGTGGATGCTACGAGTGGGCTCCTGGTCCCCATCGTGTCCCAGACCGCCACGACCATCGTAGTGTCCGGGGACATGACCGCCGTGCCCCTGTTCGGGGGCGAGCGCTTCGACCTGGCCGTGACCCTCTCGCAGCCGGTCGTGCGCGACTCACTCCAGTCCGGCAGCCTCCTGCCCCGACTGTCGCACCCCGTCAATGTCCATCGCCTGACCCTCTATCTGGCGGACACGGCTATCCTGCGGGTCGAGGTCGCCCGGTCCCTGCGGACCGCGACGAGCGAGGAGTTCAGCGCAGCCGGCCTCGGTACTGGCCTCCTCGGCATGGGTCAGCTCAACACGTTCACCGGTCCCGCCGCCTTCGGGGTCATCGCCCTCTCCACGGAGCTCTCCTGCACCCTCAAGAACATCACCCCCTTCCCCAGCCGCGTCCAGGCGGGTCGGTGGGAAGTGCTCCAGCACCAACGAGCCCCAGTCATCTAGTCGTCTGCCTGGCGTCCCCCCAGGACGCCCGGGACCTGGCCCCCTTCCTCCGCCACGAGGATGTCGCCGAGATCGACGCCGCCACAGGGCAGTCACCGCTGGAAGCTCTCCTATACGGCCTGGGAGCGTCGCTGGAGTGCCGAACGGTCCATGAGATTGGCCGGCCGATCGCTATGTTCGGGATTGTGCCCCGTGACGGGTACGGTGTTCCCTGGCTGCTCGGGAGCGATCGAATCGCCATACACCGCGAGTTCGCGCGACGGTCGCGCTCCGTCTTCGCCGACATCGCCCGCCCTTTTCAACATCTGGAGAACCGGATTGACGCACGACAACGCGCCCACATCAAGTGGATCCAATTCCTCGGCTTCACCCTGGACGACCTCCGCCCCTGGGGACGCCGCGGCGAGCCCTTCTGGCGGATGCAATGGCACCGCGGCGCTTCGCCAGAGCGCGCGCCGGAGGGCGAGATATGCCGCCAATCGTGAGCGCGAACGGGCGGCGTCGCGAGCACGTATGGCGCGACTTCGTGCGGCCGATCCTGCCGGCCAAAAAGCCGTCAAGCGCGCATGGTACCTCAAGAACCAAGCCCATTGTCGGGAGTACTGGCGCCGACATACCTACGGACTCGATCCGGGGCAGTTCGACCGGCTGCTGGATGAGCAGGGCAATCGCTGTCCGATTTGCCGGCAGGTATTCACCACCGAACGTCCGCCCGTCATCGACCACGACCACACCACCCACGAGATCCGCGGTTTGATCCATTCCACTTGCAACATGGGCATCGGCCTGCTCACGGACATGCCCGATCGCTGTGACCGAGCTGCCGCCTATCTTCGCGGCTTCAACCTCGGGCTGACGCCCGGCGAGGTGCTCTAGTGTGCGGCCCGGCTGCGGTAGCCGGCATCGCGGCTTCAGGGGCCATTCTAAATGCGTACCAAGCGCAACAGCAGGCACACGCCGAGCAGCGCTACGAGAACCTCCTCTACGGCCAGCGCCGTGAGGAGGCCCTCGACGCCTTCGCCAGCCTCCAAGAGCGTGAGTACCAGGAGCGCGAAGCCGCCGCGGCCGACATCCAGGCGCTGACCAGCGCCCAGGTGGCCGCGCTCACCACGAGCCAGGTGCGCAGCCTGGAGACCACCCACGTCGCCGCGCTCGAGACGACCGACCTGGCGGCGATGAGCACGGCGCAGGTGCGCGCGTTCGAGGCGTTCAATCGCGCGCGCGGCGAAGGCCATTCCGTGGTCGCCGCCGGGAGCGCGCCGCCCCCGCAGCTCGCCCTGCGCGAGGACCTGCGCACTCGCCTCGGCTCCGGCCTCGTGTTCCAGGTGCATCCCCTGTCCGACGACGAGAAGGCCGCGGCGCTGCGCGCGCAGGCCGCCAGCCGCGGCATCGCGCTCCCGGACGAGGTCGCGGCCTACCTGCTCCGGCACCTGCCGCGGAGCCTCGCGATGCAGCTCGCGGTGCTCGACGCGCTCGACCGCTACTCGCTCGCGCAGAAGCGCGCGGTCACGCTGCCGCTGGTGCGCGAGGCGCTCGCGGCGCTCGGCATCCGCTAGGCGCGCCGTGGACCTCGTTCTCTTCGACCTCGACAACACGCTGCTGGCCGGCGACTCGGACTACGAGTGGGCGCAGTTCCTGATCGATCGCGGCGTGCTCGACCGCGCGACCTACGAGGCCGAGAACGACCGCTTCTTCGCGCAGTACGAGGCCGGCACGCTCGACATCTTCGAGTTCCTCGACTTCCAGCTCGCGCCGCTCGCCCGCTACCCGCGCGCGCAGCTCGACGCCTGGCACGCCGAGTTCATGGACGCGAAGGTGCGGCCGATGATCGCCGCCAGGTCGCGCGGCCTGGT